TCTGTTGCTTCTGCAACTTTACCTGCTACTTGAGCCAATAAGAAATCTGTGAACGATGCAGGAAGATTATCATATACTGAGAATCCCATCTCAATTGCTTCCCAGTCACTTCTAAAGTCTTTCTTGCAAAGTTCAATATTAACTTGCAATTCTTTAGGAGTTAAAATTCTTTCAGTTAAAGTTACTGAGCCTGTTGCTGCGAAATCGCAAGTAGCATCTTGGATGATGTTAGTTGTTGCGATTCTTTTCATTACTTGCTTATACTTCACATTAGGAACAATTGTGATTGCTCTTTGGTCTAATGTCTTACCTGATAAAAGAGCTGCTGCGATATATTTTCCAGCAAAATCTCCTGTATAGGTAGTGGTTATTGAAGTAGTTGTTGCAAAATTTTGTCTTTGTTTCATTTCTACTAATTTTTAAATTATTAATTATTTTATTTCGATAGGTTAGCGAAAACTCTATCTATTGTACTCTGTGGTTTTTGAGATTTGAATTGATGTCCGATTGAGAATTTAGCTTCTTCAATAGGAGCTCCATCTAATTGTGGAACATCAACATCTTCCATCTGCATATCTTTGTAAGCTTTGAATTCATTGATAAGAGCTTCTAACTCTGTAATCTTTGTTTCCAATGATGCAATCTTAGCATCTCTCTCATCTTGTGAAGGTTCTGCAATAGTTTCAACAGGAACAACTTCTTCAGACATTTGTTGTTCAATTGATTCTTGTGATTCTTCAGGTGCTTCTGGTGCTGATTCTTCTACATTCATTCTTTCAGTAATCTTACCATCTGCTACGATTACTCTAATGATAACCTCATTACCTGATTCATCTTTTAATGCAATCTCATGCTCTCCGTTAGGTGCAGGTGATTTACTTCCATCTTCTGAAACAATATCAATTGCTTCACCAACATCGAATGTTGAAGATTCTAAAATAGTTCCATCAGCCAATTGGCCATAAGCAAGTTTAACTTCTTCTTGAATTGAAAGAAGAGTCATAATCTTATTAAGTACTGTTTGTGGTTTCATATTTGTGATTATAATTTATAGATTTAACAATTAAATTATCTTTCGTATAATTTTATTCGTTTGTAGGATATGGAGATTGAGTTTTACCTATTCCTTGTCCCCACAATCTACCATCACAACACTCTCTACTATACTTTTTAGCTCCTTTACACAAACAACCTCTTCTACTACCAGGACCTGGCGTCGCCAATCCCTGTGTTTCTCCAATATAGATTCCGTATTCTTTACTCCGTCTCATAATGATTTAACAATTAAATAATTAAATTTCCAATTTTACATTCCTTTCATTGCCAATCTGTGAACTTGGTCTTGAACAACTCTCGTATCTGATTTATATGATAGGTACAATAAACACTTTTCTAACGGTTCATCTGCTATCTCATTAAACTTTGTGATGTCTCCATTTGCGAGTTCAACAATTGAAGCATACCCTCTCCATTTTTTCCCATGATTGATTTCAATAATTGATGGGTTTCCCATTCCTCCTTCTTCAAAGATTTCAGGGTAGAGAGTACTAAGTCTTTTGATAAATTGATAAAAAAAAACAGGCACCCATAATTGATATCCATTGTTGTGTTCTTAACCCACTCATAATCTTCGTTACCTGTATATGGTTCTATATCATAATACTTACCACTCTTACTCTTTACCTTACGATATAATACTGCCATTATCTTTTGCCAGTTATTATCTATTGCAATAGTATCATGCTTACTTATATCTAAATAAGCACCATATGCAATATTAGATAAGTTAGGTTCGAACCCATACTCTACACCATTTACTGTTATTAACCTTTGTAATTCAAAATCTGTTTTACCCATAAAAGATGATAAGTCTTCTTGAATCAATTTTAAATTATCCAATCCTATTTGAGTAATGTACTTTATATCTACTCCACATAGAATATCTAAAGCAATCAAAAGAGTTTGCTCATTATAATCTTCATCATCTTTAAACATATCTAAGTTCTTTCTATACTTTAGATATTTTTCTAATGTTATCTCAGACCAACTTTGTGGTATGGTTACACTTACTATCTGCTCACTCATATTTTTATTGTTATTGGTTCAGTTCTTTTATTATCCATTAATTCTGCTCTTAGCATCTTTAGCTTTGATTCTGCCATATCTCTTTGTGTTTGTAGTATGGCACACAACTCTCTGTAGTATTCTACATTACCTTCTAATGAATTTACATATTCATCTATTTCTTTTACTTCATCATCTGACAGATATGGCATATACTCCTTTGTTTTGATTTTGTTTTGTTAATTTCATCATTGCGCAATATCTTGCTGCATCTATAGCATGGTCTAAACCACCATCTGGTTTATCCAATTGGTATCCATACTTATCAGTTGCCCATTGGTAAGAATACATTTCATTAATTAAGTTTTGTGATTTTGAATGGACTAACAATTTGTAATTTTGTAATACTGATATTCCAAAGTTAATTGAATCAGCTCCTTTCTTTACAGGCTTTGCATTGAACCCTCCTCTATATATTTCGTCTATTAATCTTGGTTCTGCAGAATCACACCATATCTCCTCTCTGTTGATTCCAAATCCTCTGAGCTTAGTGATTATATCATTTGTTACTAAACCTCTCTCATATAAGAGTTCTTGGATTGTCAGAGTATCTCCTTGCTTATATAGAGCAACCAAAGATGTAGGGTCTTGTGAATATCCAAAGTCCATCCCATATCCGATTAGTTCTCCTTCTAATTTATCTGTTAAATCAAATTCAAATATGGAAGCATCATTGGGTGCGTATTCTCCTTTACCATATATAATCCACTTCTTAGGTGATTTAAATTCTAACTCTTCAATTGCCTTTACCATATCAGCAGGTAAGAAAGGATTGTCTTTATATGTAGTTATGTACCTATCACAATCTTCCATCTTCCTTAACCAATGGACAGGTGATATAGTTGGATTGTATGTTAGAATAATTTTTCCACTTGTTCTAATAGCCAATTGGAAATAAGCTTCTTCATCAATCTCAGATGCTTCATCAATATAAAGTATATCAGACTTAACACCTCTAAGTTTTTCTGCATCATCCGTAGAAATGAATTGTATAGACGAGTTATTGTATGTCCATATTCTATCAGTAATATTAAAATCATTATCATGCCAAAGTTCTAAATGAGTTAGTATATCTTTTAAATCTTTCATAACCGTTCGCTTCAAAGATGGTATTGTCTTTCTAACGATTGTAATATTGTGTGAAGATTCCATTGCTTTAACAATACAATACTGAAGTGCTGAGTATGACTTGGAGCTTCTTGTGCCACCTATATTATGAACAACTCTACTTTTACTATTCATTATGTTTTCAAATGTAATAGTAGTCTGTATGTTAATCGTCCTTCCCATTTGCTTTCTTTATCTCTATAACTAATTTATTTACACTATGCTCTAACCTACCATCAACATCTAATTTAGTTTGCTTAGGTATAACATAATCAATAAGTTTAGTTGCTATCCTTATTGCTTCTTCTGGATTATCTTTTCTTATTAAGTCCAAATCCTTTTCCAATCTATCTAATTGATTACCTACGATGCGTGTGATAATCTCTTTTATTTCAGCAGTAGTTTTATTAGGGACACCTTTAGCTCTCCCTTTAGGATTACCACTTACTCCTTTTTGAAATCCTTTTGCCATTTGATATTAATTGTTGTTTTCAGTATAACAAAGTATTTAATCATTCGTAGTTAATAACCCATCACTCCCCACTCATCTGTTTTGTATTCATAATAGATTATCTTAGCATCATCATCTTTTACTAACGTAAGTAATATAATACCGAAGAGTTCCATATAATCTACATGCACTTCATCTAAATCTATAAAATCTTCCCATTCTATTTCTATTGAAGGTAAGTTCATTCTTTTTTAAATACTATTAGATATTCGTGCTTCTTTGCAGTGTATTGTTTTGCCTTTGCTGATTTTAAAACTGCGTGTATGATAGGAGAATAATTAGATGGTAGTACGATTGTATCCCAATGCTCTAATCCGTTATCTTTAATTATCTTTATTAAATCACTATGGAATGATAACAACCCACCCCATCTATGGAAACTTCTGAAATCACCTACAACCCAACAACCATATCCACCTTGCTTTAAAACTCTTTTACAATTGCGTATGGTTAAATCTATATCATATAAGAAATCACTATACTTAAACCTATCACTTATCTGTCCTTCTACACTCTCATACCTTTCTAAATTAAAGTAAGGAGGACAAGTAACAATTAAATCAGCAGTTTCTTTTTTTGTATTGTCCATTTTTCTACCATCTTCTAAATAAAGAGTGGCAGGTATGTTCCATTTCTGATAATGTTCTATGCTTCTTTGATATGTCTGTGGTGATATTTCATAACCTATATAATTTCTATTCATGTCCGTTATTACTCCTGCTCTCGTTACTCTACCTGCAAATGGGTCTACAATTGTATCTCCTTCTTTACTCCAATACTCTACAATCCATTCACATAGTTGAGCATTAAATTCACTTAAACGAATTACTCCACCATACTCATTAGGTTTAATCCCGCTCTTAAATTGCTTTATATCTAAATCAGATTTATCAAAGTAATATTTTTGATTATTACTTTTGTCGAAATGCATTACAGATAGAGGTTCAATCAAACCAAGACTTATCGTTTTGTTTTGTACTTCTTGTATCTTCATAATTTTCTTTAACTCTCGAAATTCTATTTTCATCCATTGTTCCGTGGTCTCTTCTATCATAAATCCAAACTAATATATCAGGTTCGTTTTCTTCTAAATAATCTAACCGTTCTTTGAAGAATGCTTGCCACTCTTCTCTATTGTGCATACTATTTAATTTTTGTCTGATTTCAGTAAATCTTCTTAACTTTTTAGTTTCATCATATGGGTATTTATCTTTGTAACGTTCATCTTCTGGTAATTCTGCTACCTTTCTTCTTGCGTATGCTCTTTGGTATGAAGCTTTACATTTACCACAGATGTTAGATGATTTATCTGTTGGTTTTAGTTGGAACTCTTCACTACATTTTATACACTTTCTATTGAGTTCTATCATTATAACTTTTTAATTTACTAAAGGATTGTGGATTATTGTTTTTAAATAAGATTTAATTTTCTTACAAGATAAGAACACCGTAGATTTAGAAATCTTATATTTGTTTGCTAAATCATTTAAAGAACTATCTGATTCTACATACTCTTTGAATATAAGTGCATCAGACCATAACTTTGTATTTTTAAGTTTCTCCAATTCTAATTGAACTAATGAATATTGCAACATTATATCATTATCCATTTCCGTATCATATTCTTCATCTTCTATTCCTTCACTAAACCAGTCCGTATTATACATCTTACTATCTCTTTTCTTTTTGTTTAAAAAACGAGATTTGATGAAACGATGGCAGTATAGTAAGTTGAAAGTATCTTTGTAAAATATCTTTACATTTCGCTTTTCTAAAAGATAAACAAATAATGATTGAACCAAATCTTCGGAATCTTCAACATCTTTGGTTAAATTTATTGCTGTTCTAAATAACCAATCGTAATGTTTAATGTATAGTTTCTCTATTCTTTGTTCAAAATCATCCATACTTTATAAGTTGTTTGTAGTTATGTACTCTCTTAAAGTTGTAACTATTTCTTGCCACTTTCTTGGATTACAGGTACAGGGTGGTGCTCCTCCTCCATCTGTTACCTTACAGTATGCTTCCCATAACGGATGTACTTTATTTGTATCTATAAAATCACCGATACTATTTACCAATGCTAATACTTCTATAAATTCTTCTTGTGTAAATTTTCCCATTCTTTTAACTCTTTAATTTTTTGTATTACTTTTTTCAATTCCGAATCTGTCATAGTATCACCCTCTAGAAGATGATTGCTTCCATTCTCAAGGAGTTTCTCATACAGGTCTAACCTATTCCATACCTGATGTATTTTCGTTCCTTCTAAGAGGATTAAAAACCAATCCTTTTCAATCTCTTTTATTACCTTTAACATTACTTTTGGTTTAACTCTGATTCTGATATTGGATTATCTTTCATTATTAAATGCTCCAACTTTGAATACAATGGATTATCATCTGATATTAGAACACCCATTGATGCGATAATTGTCACAATTTCCTCTATCTTTGTAACTTTTGAAAAATCTACAATATAATAAGTTCTTTCGTTTTTGTTTAACATTTTCAATTTTGGTAATTGAACTTCCTTTGGTGTTGATGCGTAGTGTATTGGCATATTTTATTTATTTAATTGTTTTTTTAAATGTATATCCTTTTGTTGATAATTGAGGTCTGTTAGGATTTAAACAACCAAAAATATCAGATGGTTTTAAATTTAATTCTCTTGCACAATCTGAAACTGAAATATATTCACCAACAAAACTATTGTCCGATTTTAGATATGCTGCAATTGGAACTCTTAACCTTTCTTTCATTATAGCACCTGCAGCTTTTCCACCCATTACACAACCTATCTTTCTTGCTTCTTTGAATGCATCCAATTGTTTTTGTGTTCTTGGTTTTTCCCATGCAATAGCAGCTCCTATCTTTTGAACTTTATATGCTTGTTGCATTTGTGATTCTGTTCTAGGTAATGATGAAGCAATCTTACTACCTATTTGTTGTAATCTTTTAGTATGTCCTAACTCTTTAGATTTAGCACCACCTTTATGCCCCATTGATTTATATTTTCCCTGATGGTATTTTACTCTATCAATTTTATATCCGTATTGTTTTTGTAATTGTATTTCTAATTCACTTGCTAATAATTTATCTTCTGATTTATTTAATATTTCGAAATCAGTATAACCTTGTGATTTAACTCTTTTCTTAGGATGCATTGAACATCCTATTTTAACTCCTGGTATATGATATATGTAATACATTTTATTTTAGTTTAATTCCTTCTTTACATCCGAATAGTTCATTAAGATAAATTTGTCTTTGCAAACATCCGCATGATTCCTTTCCTAATAATTCGATTGCAATATAACTTGCAATATCTTTTGCTCTTCCTAAGAATATAATATCTAATATTGCTGATACTATATTTCCAACTTTTATAATACAAATCATTTGTTCTTTATTGATTTTCTAATGAGAGATGCTACATAAGCACCCATAATCATATTGTTCTTCTTACAGTAATCTTTAAGTAGTGTGTGTATTTCACTATTCAACTGCAACATGCAGTACTTCTTTTCTTCTTTCATAACTAATTTATTCTTACGTTGAGTGATTTATTTATTTGTTTAAATGATTTAATGAATGATGATTCTACATATCCTAATTGCTTTCTATCGTATCCTTCTAATTCAACTACTGTTTCAAATATATGGTTTTCAATACCGTAAAGTTCAAAACTCTGATGTAACAAAGGAAGTAATAACCTCTTATCTTTCTTTGCTCTTTTGAAATGTTGTTTGTGTTCTAACTTTCTTACAGTTAAATGAGCTTCTGTCATTCCAATATAAACTTCTCCATTAGGATTTTTTATTGAGTATATCTGACCACCTTTATCAGCTTTACGATACTTCCATACTAACTCAACTAATCGTTGTGGATTGTTTCGTTGCCACTCTGCGTGATGTTTAGGATTGATTTGTTCTCTGAACTTTAGATTATCTTTTGAATTGCAAGATTTACAATTCCATTGTAATCCATCTTTTCTTGCTGCACACTTTGAGAATTGTGTAGTTTCTTTTACTGCTCTACACTTGCTACATTTTTTCATAATTATCCATTTTATTTTAGTATTGTCTATATCAATATATATCAAAAGAAAAGTCCTTAATGTCTTTTTTGATAAAAATAATCCATTTATTTTTTGAGTATAAAAAAATCCTCAACAGGAAATGGAACTAACCTGCTGAGGACTATATATTTGGAAGAACACTACATAATCTATAATATACTGATGTAGTATTAATTAAGTTCTTCTCATATACTTTAACATTTAATTTCAAAATCGTTTAATCTATTATCTGTAATATTCTTTTAGCAAAGATAACTTTTGATTTGTCATCTTCTGTATCAATAATGAAGTGAAGAGTTGTAAGTAATTTATGCAACTTTACTTCTAACTTATCTAGCCTTTCAGCTTTTCTACCTAATCTTTGTACTTGCTTAGTAATCTCAGTTGTCTTGCTCATATCTTAGTAATTAATACATTACAAATATACAAAAATTATTTTACTTTTCCTAGCAATATATAAATTATTTTTTAGATACAAAAAACCCTGCCTCCAAAGGAAGCAGGATTTATACAAACAAATGAGTAATCAATTAATTATTTTAATGAGGGAACATATGCTTCTAACTGTATAACTAACCATTCAAATCTAAGATTTAATGATTCAATGTTTAGTTTTGCTTTGTTGATTTCATAATCAATAACTGCTTGCATGTCCGCTGAATCTTCTTCTTTGGCTTGAATCCAAATTGCTAATTTACTAACCTCTGCATCTCTTTGCTTTGATGCTTCTCTAATTTGAGAATGTAAATACTTTAATAATTCTGTTTGTGCATTTGATAAATTTGACATAACTGTGTGTGTTTAATGTTGAAAGTTTAAAGTAGCTCACTCTGAACTACAAAGTAAATATACGAAATTATTTCCATATATCCTAATATTTTATAAAATTTATTTTAATGTAGTTTGTAAGTATCGGATTAAAGCATCTATACTATCTACATCATTTGGAATATTAGTACTTCTGAATTTTCCGTTTTCATCTTCTGAGAAGATACTACCTGTAATAGTATGTTCATAATCTTCTTTCCTTGCAAGGTAATACTTTATTGTATAATCAATTAAGATAGCATATTTGCCTGGAACATATCCCCATAAACGGATATTATCTGTTGATTTAGTATAAACACCATCAGTATATTTTCTATCTGATGATAATGATTCTACTTCATAATTTGCAAAATCACTTGTGTGTGTTGATAGTTTGTTTACCATACGGGTTAACTCTTCGTTTTGAATTGAATTTAACATAATAATAAGGGGTTAAAGTTTAAAGTTTAAAGTAGCTCACCCGAACTACAAAGTAAATATACGAAATTATTTTCATATATCCTAATGTTTTCTAAAGTTTTTTTTTAATTTAATAAAAAACCCTACCAACAATGCCAGTAGGGTTTCTACACTATCTATGAAAACTATTTTAATTATTTAATAAGCTTTTAAGTTCATCGTAAGTCATCTCTGTACCATTGTATATACAATCATAACCACCATCATCATTAGTAATTAAAGTATCATTACCTTTTTTACCAATATATTCACGAGTTTCAAATCCTCTCCACTGCACTATTTCAAATCCTAAATCTAAATGGATTTGTTCGAAGTGACGAATTTCATTTTTTGTTTCTGTTAAATTTTTCATAACTGTTTTTGTTTTTAAAGTTTAAATGTTGATAACCGAACCAACATTGTAAATATACGAAATTCTTGAACCAAAGTCAAGTCTTTTCGTAATTATTTTAGATTTTATTTATTAAATTTTTGATTGTAGTATTCAATGAAGATAAATAAGTTTCTACTCTATCTTCCATTATTTTATTTTCCTCGTCAGAATACTCACCAGTTTCATCGTAGGTTTCACTATCTAAACTACCATCTTCTATGATGTTGTAACAAGCATCAATATCTAAATACTCCATATGTTGTCTCAACATAATTGCTGATTCTAACAAAGTTGATAATTCATTTTGGCTAATACTAATCATTTCATTTTTCATTTTTTTTAAATTTTAAGGTTGAAATTGAAGAGAGCTACATCACTCTCTCACATATAATAAAGATACGAAATTCTGCTGATATATCCAAGCACTTTCTAAAATATTTTTTATTTATTTTAATATTTCATATTTGAGTATGCTTCTTTTTGAACTCTACTCTTTTCCATATTGTCCAAAATGAATTGTAATTGCAAACTTTGCTTTATTATTCTGTGTAGAGTGTGAAGCATCTCTTCAAACTTATCTAATGGTAAAGAAATCTTTTTACTGATTTCATACTTCTCAACTAAATCATAAAAGTTGTATGCAAACTGACTTATCTCATACAAATCATGTGTTGAGTTAAACTGATGAAATCCCATATCTTGTAGGTTTCTTTTGAAATAACTTAAATTATCATTGATGAACTTTAATTCATCTTCTGATATATCACTAACTGCTATCATAGACGTAACTAACTCATTTACGTCTTTACTCAAATGTTTTCTTCTTGTGTATTCTGAATGTATCATAACTATATTATTTAATTTAACTGATAATAACCTCTCCTCAAAGAGAGGTTATTTATTTAACCAATACTACCAATCATCATAGTTTCCCATTTATCAGCAGCATTTACTTCACTTTTGTTTTCTTTACTACACTTCACTTTCGTTTCGTGTAGTTTACTTTCTTTTACTTCACTTTCCTTTCCTTTACTTTGTGTATTAATGTAATCATTTACTTCATTAATGTCATCATTAACTCCACTCAACTTAAATCTTTTGGAGTTATTACTACAATAATCCTTTCTACGAACCAATACTGTCTCCTCTAATCTCTTTGTAAGATTATCGCAATGTAAGTATCCGTTTGTAATTTGTAATAGATTTAGAGATATACAGTAATTTACAATCTCTTTAATTTCATCAGCATCACAATCAAAATCAGGACCTAACAATTCTATATTTAGTTCAGTCCATTCATACTCAAAGTATTCATTTGATGTTAGTAATTCTAAAAGCATAATCCAAACACTAAATCCTGTATGTTTGAACTTTCTTCTAATCGCTTTGATTTTAATATCATCTCTCATTGATACATCATGTGAGAAATAATCTGCATTGTGTTTTATTGGTCTTGCCATAATAGTATTAAATTAAAAACCCCCAAATAAACCAAGTGATGCGAGCACTTAATTCAGATGAGGGTTTGAACTTTCGTTCAGTATCTTGTGAGAGTCTCGCATTCTCTTTTGTTAATACAAATATACGAAAACTATTTCACAATTCCAAATGATTTATAAAATATATTTCTGTAATTCATATACACATATATATAAAAAGAAAATGCCTTAATGCCTTTTTCAGTAAAAATAATTGATTTATTTTTTATACAACAAAAAACCCTACCTCTAAAAGAAGTAGGATTTAGGTAATCCGAAACGCGTAATTTAATTATTTTCGTAGTATTGGAAGATTTCTTCTTCTAACTCTTCTATATCCAATCTCATATTTTCATCATACTCTGTTGATTGTGAATACTCTTCTTTCAAATCAATCAATCTAATTTCTAATTCTTCTATGTAAGTTACCATTTTTTTATTTGTTTAAGTTTAACTGATTTAAGTAATCACAATGTAATCTTACCTCCATATCATTTACAAACTCTTCTAAATACGATAAGGAGTATTCTATACAAATCTTTTCTTCTATATCACTACTATCAGTTTCATTCAATCGTGTGAGGCGAAACTTATACCAATCACACTTATCTTTTAATACATCTAACATTTCATACTTTGATAATTCTAACATAACTATTTGTGTTTAAGGTTTAACTGATTATTTTGATTTGTATAAATCCACATTATTTAGATAATGATTTTGTAATGATTTAAGATTTGTAAACCATAATGATAAATCACAATCAATAGTATCTTCAATATCTTCTGATACATTTAAGAATACACTATATCCTTTCTCTTCTGCGGTAGTATTATACTCAATTCTACATTTCAGAGAATGACTATAATAAGTTTCATACAACCAACTACTACTTCCTACCGAAGTTGATTCAGTTGTTTTGATAAAATCTACATTTGATAAAAGTTTTTCTAAACTTTTGTTTCCGTTTACTAATTCTAAATTGTTCATAATGTTTTAAATTTTAAAAGTTAATGTAGCTCTACACCGAACTACAAAGTAAATATACGAAATTCCGCGTTCATATCAAAGCACTTTCTAAAATATTTTTTAGTTATTATGAAATTTAGAATGATTCTAAATAACAAAAAACCCCATCTCTAAAAGAAATGAGGTTTTGGTAATCTCCGTACTAAAATGGTTATCTTCCTTGTCCTTTATACTTTTTAGGTTTCTGTTCCTTTGGACCGTAGTTTTTTTTGGATTTGCCGATAGATTTTTTACCGAACGATACTTTGATTGTGTTACCACCTTTGGTTGCCTTAGCCATACCTTAAAATGATTTTTAGGTTATTCTTTTATTGGTACGCAGTTTGGCACTTCTCTACCATCTAATATCTTAGTACCTATTGCCTCGTACCCATCCCAGCATGCGTTTTCTAATCCTTCACCTTCTGCAAGATTGATACCTCTAAAATCAGTATCATACGCAATTCTTGCCATTGCCTTTTTATATGCATCTCTAATGTAACTCATCTTATCTTGTCTATAAGTAGATATACAAATAGCAGCTGCAACATCTTGTGATTTGCCTGCTTCTATTTCTGCGGGGATACAATATTCTAAATACTGTTCTTCTGTTTCTCCTACCTTTGGTAAATCTATTGGCATGTTATTATTTGTTTATTGTTTAAGGACAATTGAATGATGTATAATATGGTGTTCCATATCTACAACTATATTCTTCTTGCAATGTGGTAGTAGGTGCACCAAATCCAAATGCTCTTATTTTACTTCCTTGTAATCTAAAATTACTTCCATATCCACCATTTCCTGAATTAGTTCTTGCATCTTGTTGTACGTTGAAACTAACAGCATCACAAGGTGCAACTTTCCATCTTATTCCACTTAGGTAAGAAGTAAGTTGGTATCTAGATAAAACAACTCCAAGATATTGAAATGCAATTAGTTGGTCTGCAACATTACCTGTAAATGCTGGAGGTTGTACATTTCCACCAATATGTGAAAAATTCGATTGACCACTTTGAGCTAATATACTCCAATCATACCCACCAATACCTGCTCCACTCATTATAATCGATGAACCAGTTACACATGCACAATACATAGGATTAGTTAAAGAGCCTGATACTTCTAAATATGAACCGGAACTAAATGCAACCACTAAACCAAATTGGTCTCTTGTTACTTCACCTGTACCGTTTCTAACATATGCTAGAGGATTACCTAAAGATGATGACCAAGTCTGAGTTACTTCATCAAAGTTTTCAACAATATAATCTAATCCAGTTGGACAAGCTATTGCACCTTTTCTTATACCAGCTTGTTGTAAAGTTGGTAAAGCTAAATTAAGATTAGAGTTTCTTATTAACATAGTATTATGATAATGCAATCAAATTTGAAGCAGTTGTTCCTGTTACATATATTCTTCTTACATGTCCTGGAATGAAACCTGATGCTGAAACAAAAGTAAGAGTAGAACCATCTACTGTATCAACTTTTAAATTACCAGATGTACCAATATATACACCTCTTGCTACAAATGGTAAATCTGTTGAATTTGAACCAGTTGTTTCTAAACCACCTGAGAATTGCCCATTCTCTTGATATGATTGTCCGTTTTCTATTTTCATAATGTATTATTATTTTACTATTTAACAATTTTAATTTACTTCGTAGGTTACTCCTCTGTAAGTAATTGATTTAACATTATCCATTACAACTGTTCTCCAATCTCCTTTAGTTAAATCATCCATCACCATATACCCCATTGCTTCGTAATCGTATAGTGCTCCACCTAAATACGGACCATATACCATTCTTCTTCTTGCACCTTGTCCATCTAACTTGCTCCAATTTACAACAACTTCTTCACCTGATGTAAGATAATCAAACATAGTGAATGCATCGATTGTAGGTCTTGCAAACTTAGTTAAATAGTTTAATGCTTTTTGTTGTTGAGTATTCATATATTAATCAGTTAGAGGACCACCTGCAACCCATGCCGAACAGGTTCTTTTTGATGCACATTTAAAATCAAATGCCAAACATAAACCTAAATCTCCTGCTTCTATTGCATCATATGCATCTTCCCCACCTATACCTTGTGCTATACAATCTAATGTTTTTTGTTTTTGGTCAAAGAATGCACAGTTACCACATAAAGCAGTTTTAGCAGCAGATACATCTCCTTTGAATTGTTTTGCTTTTGCAATCCAATAATCTTCATTAGGTTCGTTTGGATTTTCAGGTCCGTAATCAGCTTTATCTATTGCGTTTTGTCTGTTTGCAAGATTTACTGAAATATCTTGTGTTTCTATTGGACAATCTTCAATCATCTTAACACTACCTGATGGTGTACCACCTGCATATGTAGATGATATAGATACTGCAGTTTCTGCTTCTACTAATCCTAATTCTTCTAATTTATTTCTACTCCAACTTAGTGCTGATTTTCCACCCCATAGCAAAAAACTAATGTGACCACAATCGTTTTCAGAATTAGCATTATCGTAATAAGTTTCAGCTCTACTCAAATAGGAATACATTCTTTGTATTACATCTACTGATATAGCTTCACCATTTGCCAATTGCTGTGCTCTAACTTTTCCTGTTTGGGTTGCACACTTATTGTTGTTCTTCTCATTTAACTCAATACCTCTTTTAGCATTGTTCTTTATATCATCTCCGTAATCAGCATATGATTCAAACAATTGTTTAATTTTAGATAGAAACATTTCAGCTTCTTCTTCATTAAACTCATCTACATTTTTAAATGATATAGGTAATTGTTTTGATGCTTGTACTAACTTATGTTCAAAGAAACCTTCGATGCTTATTGCTTTAATTTTACCTGTTTTTACATAATCATTCCACAAATCATCTGAATTTACTTTCATAGATACGAACCATGTTCCAGCAGGAAAACTTCTATCAAAGTAAAGAGTTGATTTATCTTTCTCTCTACTCTTTGAAACCCAACTTTCCACTACACTTATATCTCCATCTATTCTATCATTATGTTCTAATGTAGCATTTTGTTGGTATCCTTTGTTTATGTAGTTCTGTGCTAACTTTTCAATCGTATCTGCTGATAGATAAACTTGATATTGCTCTCCATCTCCTGATAATCTTAAAATTCTCTTTTCAGGTATTAATACAGGTGCTATGATAATCTTCTTTTCAGTATCAACCGTAGCAAATTTAATTTCTTCTTTGTTGAAATAAACCCAATCAGCTTCGATTGCTGGAAATTCAACTAATGATAATGCTACCACTTCATCGGTTTCAGGATTATCAATTATAAGTTCAAATGTCTTCATACCTTTTTAACAATCTAATTTGAAATAATTTATAAAGTAGCAGCTCTGTTTGTTCTTCTATCCAATTGTTGTTGAGAACTAACGGATGTAGATACTACAAATGCCTCTACTGGTTTTTGAGTTGTTTGTGCTAATGTTCTCGTTATCTGTGTTGCAGGATTCTGTGCCATTCCTGTTTGTACTTGTGGTGCAATTGCTTGTGCTATCTGTGGTGTTGGTATATTCGGTGTTGCTGCTGATGCTGCTCCACCACTAACACCTGTACTACCTGCCGAAGCAGCTGAACCACCACCATCAAATTTAACTGCATCTATCTTTTTAATATTAACTGCCGTTGCAATACCCAATGCTACTGCGTTTATACCTTTAACAATCCAATCGAATGGAGATGGTAATACAGATGGTTGTGTTAAAATTTGAACTAAACCACTTGCAGCAGATAATAAAGCAGTTGCCTTTTGTAATTTCTTTCTCTTTTCAAATGCTTCCTCAGATGTTTTTGCTTCTTCATCGTATGAACTTGCAATTGCATTACCTACACTTGCTATTGCATCTATGGTTTGAGAAATTACTTTACCAGTTGCTGCTAACTCATCTTCATCTAACTGTTGTCTTAACTTAGAATACTTTTCTTTAATTGCAGTTTTCTCTTTCTCAGTTATATCTAATGCTGCAAGTTCTTTCTGTTCTTCTTCGTAAAGTATCTGAGCTCTATTCTCATAGTATGCTTTAGTTCCTGCTAATAAACTCTGACCTCTTAGTTCTAATAATCTTAACTCATCATCGTATTTTTTTAATAAATCTGCATTATCCTTTTGTCTTGCATCTTCATTTATTTTAAGAATATCATTATTATATGCATTTGCAAGTAATACTCTTAATTTACTCTTTTCATCTTCTGATAATTTAATAAAGTTTTTATCAGCTTCTAATGATGCTAAATCATTTTGGAATTTGATTTCTCTTTCCTTTCTTGCTCTTTCAATTTCATTTGCTATTGCCGCAACATTTATCTCATTTACCTTATCGGTAAATTCTTTCTTATTCTTTATAATTTCATCATCATACTTTTTGTTGATTTCTACAACTCTAGCATTGTATGATTCTGTAATAGTATTTGTTTTTACTCCTAATCTTTCAGCTTCTTTTATTAATAAATCATAGGCAATTTTAGAATCATTTAATTCTTTATCCCTAGCATCTTTTCTTAAATCTTCATTTGTTTTAACATACTCACTAATTGATTTAAGTAAATCAGATTCATACTTTGCATTTATTGCTTTTCTTTGTGTTTGGTATGCCTCCGTTAAAGAGTTTATATTAATAGCAGATTGCTTAACTATACCTAATAATTCTTCTTTATTTTTACCTTCTAAAGATTTTAAATCAACATTAGATTGTTTAGCTATAGCTAATAATTCTTCTTTATTTTTACCTTCTAAAGATTTTGTATCAATAAAAGATTCTTTAGCTATAACTAATAATTGCTCTTTACTTTTAGTTTGCAAAGAATTCAAATCAATATTATACTTTTTGGCTTTAGCTAATAAATCTTTATATACTTTATCAGCTGCTTCTAATTCCTTTTCACCTGCTGATAATTGATTAAACTCTACCGATGTATTTAATTTCTTAACAGAAGCAATATAATCTTCTATTTCTTTTCTAACAGATTTTAATGTATCACCTTTAGAAGCAGTTACTTTTTTAGCAGCTTCTTCTGCATCAGCAGTAGTTTTAAGAGTTGCTTCTAATGGTTTTAATGCACCTACTACTTGATTTGTTTGTTCATATACAGTAGTTAATGATTTTCTCCACTTATCATTCTCTTCACCTATTTTCTTTACTTCATCTTTTGTATTTGAAACTCCTTTAGCAACTAACTCATTAACTAATATAGATGTATTACCACCTGATTTGATAGTTGCCCATACCTTTTCCCACATACCCACTTGCTCTAATAAAGAAGAGTTTTCGATTTGTTGTACTTTAATATTGTTTTCAGCAATCTTACCAACAATAAGTTTAGCTTGTGCTTCTAACTCATATTGTTTTATTTTCAATTTGATAAATTCAACACCTTGCTTTGTTAGGTTATTTTCTTTATCTATGAATGCATTAAATCCAGGATATGCTTTCTTTAAATCTTCAATAGATTTTATTTGAAGATTTCTATTTACAGTTACATCTGTAGCTAATTTTAATTGTTCAGTTAATGCTACTGATTCCTGAGATTGAACACCTGCTAATTCTTTATTTACTTTTGCGTTTTCTTCTAATGATTTAGTTAAGTCATTAAATGCATTTACTGCATAACCAACTGCAACTACGATTGCTCCAATACCTGTTGCAGTTAATGCTGCTGCTAATACTCTACTTGCTGCTGCAGCAGTAGTTTGTGCTATACCTAATGCAGTCATTGCTGCAGTAAGTGTTTCATTAACTACTGTATATACCTTAGTTATTCCAGTTAGATTTAGTATGTTTCTACCAATATCTAAGAAGTCTTTACCTAACTCAACAACAGAACCCGCTAAATCACTAAACTTTATTAAAGTGAATTGTTTTAAAGCAGTTACAGTACTTCCTACTGCACTACCAATAGTTCCTATCGGACCTGGTAATTGACCTAATATATCAAAAAAGTTACCTGCAGATGCTCTTGAAGCAACCAAAGAATCTTGAATATCATCAATATTTTGTTGTAGCTTTTTGAACTCTTCAGAACCTGCTGCTACATCTCTGATTTCCTTTTTTAATTTACGAAGTTCAGCAACTGATGCTTCAGTATCTACATCTACTTTAAACTTTATTTCTCTTGCCATTTCGCAACTCTTTTAATTTTATTGAATGCTTCTTTTAAACTCTTTGGGTATGAGTGTTTTCCTTTTGCTATTTCAACTCTTTCGCTTATACTATACCAATCATTTGATGCTAGAGTATCTATTATATTTTTAATCATATTAAAATAGTGGGTTTATGATTAGGTATGCTACATTTAAACTACCACCAAAGTTATGGTTTAGTGTAAATGAACCATTTGTTTTACCTGATACAACTGCAGGATATTCATCTCCTGAACCTAATTCTTGTGTAGTTGCTAATATAATAGAATTAGATGTTACTAAACCATTATTTACAGTAGTTCCTCCACTTCCAACTGATACAATACCTGCTGAGCCTGAACTTCCTGTATTTACTTTTATAGAACCACTCAATTCAATTGCAGTTGCATCTACTCTAAATGTATCAGCTGGTGTATTAGGGAAACCTGCTGCTTTTGCAAACTCTACTCTATCTGCAAATCCATATACGGCAGTTCCTACACCATTTATATTTGAAACTTGCATTTTTGCAGTTTTACCACCATAAACTGCATCCATTTGGAATGTAGCAGAACCACTAAATCCATATCCATTAGAACCGGTTGCAGTTGTTAATTGTAGAATTGAGCCAGATGCGTAGCCAGATGATACAGATGTATTCTGAATATATAAAGTAGATTGGTTTAGTGAATTCATTCTAATTGAATTATCACTTCCTTCTCCTGCAATTGGTTCTTGGAATGTCAAATTAGATTTAATGATTTGATAATCAGTAAATGTATTTGAACCCGTAGTTGCAAACTTATTATATGCTACTATCTGTGCTGATGATGAAACTGTTCCTTCTGGTATAGTTGAAGAACTAATAAATCCAAATGCAGTAATCTGTGCTGATGAACTAACCGTACCTGTTGGCACACTACCACCACCAAACGATGATGTTGCAACTAATGTAGAAACATTACCTGCCCCACCTACCCATACATATCCTTCTGTTAAAGATGATGTTAATGAGCCTGTTATATTTACTGCTCCGTTAAATGATGTTGAACCACTTACGTTTAGAGTTCCTTCTATGAATGTATTAGAGCCTGAATCAATTAAGAAACCTGTCTTTCTATTTGATGTTGATGTTCCCGTTCCTACTGCAAATACTGTTTCACCACTTCTTGCAGCAGTTCCATTTACAGAGTTGTTTCTACCTATGAAAGCAGAACCTGCTTGTGTGTATGTATTATATAAAGTTGAGCCAGTTACTGTTAAGTTAGAACCATGTACTAATGTTGATAATAAACTTGAATTATCTCCATTAAGGACCGAACCTAATGCAATACCACTACCATTTGTTGTATTACCAATTACTTCTCTGTTAAATGATGTAGTTGTATTACTACCACTTACAGTTAATGCAGATGAGTTAATACCACCAAACACATTATATGATAATGCTAATCTTTGTGCTGCATTTGTTGATGCCGTACCAAAGTATGAGTTATTTACTGCAAATGAATTACCATTAAAGATATTATTATTAGCTTGTATAGATGAACTAAATGCAGTTAATGTTACAACACCTACTACTAAACTATTTTGGAATGTTGCACTTGTTACTAATGGTGTAGTATATGCATTGTAATTAACTGATGCTAATAACATATTATTACTCATTGTACCACCTGCTACTGCTTGATTTGCAGGTGTTGCATCTGAATTACCAATGTTAAAGTTTCCGTTTGTAATATTGTTATTAAAGTTCCAAGTAGAAGATGAAGCAGGTCCTCTAAAAGTAAGTGGTAGATTAAAATAGTTAAAATTAACACTTGGTGAATAAGTTATCGAACCTGTCATTTGAGGTAACGCAGTAGTCAAAGCTATATTTTGATTACCTACATATCTTCTAAATCCCGCAGTTGGTGCAGTAGCTGATAATAATATATTACCACTACCTGATATAGTTAAAGAACCACTTTGGTTATTATTAGTTTTAAGAATTAAATTGGTTTGTGTAGATGCAGATGCAGATATATTTGATAATCCTTCAGAGCCAGATGTTGCACCCTTTGCTACTAATACTAATGAGCCTGATATATCACTTAATGTTACAGTATTTCCTGCCTCATCACTTAACGTTTGTTCTCCCGTAAATACGTTAGAGCCAGTAGTTGCAAATGATGCACTACTTATTTCAGTTGGTTGATTACTACCATTACCTACCCAAAACTTACCTGTATCTAAACCTGGTAACTGTGCAGGACCTGGATTTAATACTAATCCTTTTCCACCACTACCACCTTTGGTTATTACTCCTAATAATTGAGTAATTGAAGTACTTCCTGATGGTAAGTTAAGTGACCATCCTCCACCTTCTGCTACATATATTGTTTGTCCTGCTACATATCCAGTTAAATCTATTCCTTCTATATGACCTAATATAATTGCTTCAGTTGTATTTGCTGCACCAATAGTTTCGTTTGATACATATGTTACTGGCATCTTATTAGGGTCTGCCGCATCTGCTTTGAATACTATTGGGTTAGCACCTTGCGAACCACTAATGTATAATGGGTCACCTTTTGTTATACTCTCACCTGTATATACTGTATCATATATTGTAGTTGCTGCACTACCACTAACATCAGGTATTACTACACCAAATGTAGATGCATCTCCTTTTGTAAATGTTAAAGTGTTTCCACTAAACGAAGCAGTTACTAATGAACTAGCCGTTATAGATGATGAAACAAAACCTAAATCGGTTATTTGTTGTGAGCCAGATATTGTTCCTGCTGGTATAGTTGTTCCTGCACTACCTGTATTAACAGTTATAGCAAATGTAGATGAATCTCCTTTAGTAAAAGTAATTGTATTTAAATTTACAGATGCAGTTATTAAAGATGATGCAGTTACCGAAGAACTAACAAAACCTAATGAAGTTATTTGTGCAGATGAACTAACTGTTCCTGCGGGTGTTGCTCCTCCAAATGATGATGTTGCTACTAATGATGTTTTTCCACTTCCATCACCAACAAATACATATCCTTCAGCTAAACTTGCAGTAAATTGAGTAGTATCTACTCTACCTACGAATCCATTTTTACCTATAGTTGCAGTTACTCCACTATTTTGACTAGTTACAATAATAAATCCAGAGGAGTCATCACCAACACTTTGACCCATTTCTACTACAGAAGTACCAAATTGATTTTTTAATCTATATCCATATTCTTTAGTTGATGGTAATTCAGTTTGTATTCTATCTGTTGTAAATAAAGAACCAGTTCCATCAGAATAATTTATTCTTTGTGGTTGTGTAAATGTATTAGCAACATCTAATTTTACAAATGAACCTGTTTCTGCTTCGGTAATAAAACTACCTGATTGAGAACCTAAGTTACTCCATTTAGTATTATTACTTCCTGTATATGCTATTAATGAACTTGTTACACTTGATATTGTACTCCATTTAGTATCATTACTTCCTGTATAAGTTGCTAATGTACTATTCTTTGTATCTTGTGAAGTAGTATATGCGTTAAATGATGCAGTTGTTACAAAACTACCTGTATCTATTGTAGAACCACTAACATCGGGTATTACTAAACCAAAGGTAGTTCCGTTACCTTTTGTAAAGGTTAAAGTATTTCCACTAAACGAAGCAGTTACTAATGAACTTGCAGTAATTGCTGAAGTTGCATAAGATGCAGTTGCTCCGTTTAATGCATTGATACTTACTTGCTGAGAAGCAGAACTTGCATTCAACTGAGTTATAGAACTATTTACACTACCACTATTTGTATTTAATGAATCTATACTAATTTGTTGAGATGCAGATGATACATTTAACTGAGATATTGAAGATAATGCAGATGCACTAAACAATTCTAAGTTTTGTGTTTCAATTAATAAACTTGCAGTCGTTGATTCTATATTTGTTAATCTACCATTTGTAGATGATGTATAAGAATTGAATGAACTCGTTTGTAAAAATCCTAATTCAACTATTTGTGCAGAAGATGATATAGTTCCTGCACTCGCACTAATATCAGGTATTACTAAACCAAATGTTGTACCATCTCCTTTTTTGAAAGTAATAGTATTACCACTAAATGAAGCAGTTGTTAATCCTAAACTTGCAGATGTAAATAAAGATGCAGTTGCACTATTTAGAGATGATGTTACAGATGCTAATGTACTATTCTTTGTATCTTGTGATGCAGTATAAGAGTTAAGTGATGTATTAGCATTACTTGAAGTAAAACTATTCAATGAAGATGTACTATATCCTACTGATAAGTTCTTTGTATCTTGTGATGCAGTAAATGAATTCAAAGAAGTTAAATCTGTTGTTGTTCCACTACCTGTATTAACTGTAATGTTGAATGTTGATGTATCCCCTTTAGTAAATGTAATTGTGTTAAGATTTACAGATGCAGTTACTAATGAACTTGCAGTAATAGCTGAAGTTACATAACTTCCAGTTTGTCCACCTAATGTATTCCATTTAGTATCGTTAGAACCTGTATAAGTTGCTAATGTACTATTCTTTGTATCTTGTGATGCAGTAAAATCATTTAAAGAAGTTAATGAAACTGAACTTGTTGCATAAGAACTAGTAGCTGCAATCAAAGCATTTATCTGTGATTGTTGTGATGCATCTACTACTGCAACAGATGCTGAATTAGCATAAGATGAAGTTTGTGATTCTAATGAATTTAATCTACCATTAGCTGAAGATGTAAATAAATTTAAAGATGCATTACCATTACTAGCACTAAATGTATTTAGATTTGCAATTGATGTATTTACACTTGCTGATGTAGATTCTAAATTAGTTAATCTACTATTTTGAGAAGTATTTGTACTATCATTACTTGCAGTATATGATGCTAATGTTGAATTCTTAGTATTCTGTGATGATGTAAAATCATTTAGTGATGCTAATGATGGAATACCTCCAACTACACCACCTGCTATTGTAGCATATGATGCACTAACCGAAGTTAATACATTCATAGATGATGTTAAATCATTTGTAATTAATGATTCAATCAAATTATCATTAAATGTTCTTACCTCTGATGCATCTATATCACCTACACCATTAGTTGTATAGGTAGTATTAGATGATGATTTTAATTGGGAGCGAGTTAAACTTGCCATATCTTATATCTTTATTTTATTATTTAACAAACTGAACGAACAAATTTTCCATTAAAGTCAGAATTAAAGTCACATCCAAAATCACCACTACCTGTCACAGGTGTTACTGTTATCTTAATTGAATCTGGCAATATTGGTCCTAATAATTCTATTTGACATTCACCATTTTTTATATTATAATCGTTTATTGAACGCAAATGGTATGTATTACTTCTAAACTGAACTATATCATTTAATTCTAAATCAAAATAATCTGCTAATGGTATAATAGCAGATGCTCTAACTAACCTTGTATATGGGTTATATAATAATTCAATATAACTATTCCAATAATTTGAATATAATGAATTGTTTGGTAATGCTCCATACACAACTGCTTCATTATTAAATAGTAATGATTCAGATTGTTCTGTTGGAAATGATGAGCCTGATGGAACATTGTAATTATCAAAATATGGAAATTGTGTTTGTCCGTAAACACTTCCACTTCCATTTGAATTTACCCAACCATCTATATAAAAAGTTTCACAATCAAGCATTCCATTATTAAAAAACACCCTTGGTAAAACCCTTGATGGATTGTAATTCTGGTCACTCACATATGTTGGTATATATATTTTATTATTTGCCATATTAACAAGGTTGAATTGGTGAATAACTTGCAACTCCTAATCCTGTTGGTCCTATAATACTATATACACAATTCGCAGATTGTTGTTCTATCGTACAACCACCATACCCACAATCAACATATGCGATTGATGCATAATAATTTCCGTTTGTAGATTGTCCATTTGGTATAGTAATTTGTACAGGTGTTGTAAATGAACCACCATTACAAGGTTGGAAAGTATAATTAACAGTAACTATAATATCATCACCATAGTTAATAATCGTATTTCCAAATGCATCTTTTAATGTTACCTGAGTTACTCTGTAAGTATTATCGTAATAAGAACCTAAACAAATTATTTGCTCTGTACTAAAGTAATTATCTTCAACAAATATTTTATTAGTTGTTACCGTTGATTGTGCTGAGCCAGAAAGACCTGTACCATCAACATATCTTAATGGAGAAGATGCAAATGTAGTTTGAACTGCAAACTCACCTTGTGAGAAAAAGTTTTGGGTATCTGTAAAAAATGATTCACCATACTTTCTATTCTGTGCCTTTGCAAATTGTTGTGATATATAATCTGTATCCAACGAATCACCAAATGTAAGTTTATTAACTGCTAAATTATTCGCTGGTATTGTATCTATCTTTTCATTTATATTGATAAACTTATTAAAGTCTTTTACAGTTCCTTTGTTATACCAATTGTTAAATGTTTCAACAATCATTTGATTAGAATTTCTCTTATCAGGATATATTACTAAATTATATTTCTTTTGTATTCCTTTAATGAAATCTACCAATTTTATACCATTAGTTCCGTATGGCATATTTGAAGGTATATCTAATACTCTAAAATCTGCTGCATACTTAACTTTCTTTATCTCTACAAATGATTTAGGTTTTCCTTTTGGGTCTAATACTACATCAACTGCACTACCTGATGCATAACTTCCATGATATAATCCAAAATAATAATATGATGGATTTAGTATTGGAGTTGTAAACTTAGTTGCTAATTGATATTCTTGATTTATACCACCTGTTCTACTTTCATTCAATTGAGTAAAGAAATTAGTAAATGTAGTTAAATCAACTGCACTAGCAGTAGATGCAGTAGAGCCAGTTGGCCACATACATAGTTTCCAATCAGTAGGTAAATTGTTTACACTACCACTTAAAGAAACTGTGATATCTAATACACCTTCTAATTTAGTAGAACGTTCTACCTCATAACTTGCATTAGTACCTACAAAGAACTGTGGGTCATACTGTGTATTAAACCAAGGTAGTTGAGTTATAGTATTATTCAATAAAGGTAAATCAGTCATATTACTTCCTGATATAGCACCTATTTTTATTTGACCATATGTTTCCAAATTTACATTAGAGTATTTTGGATATTTTAATTCTCTGTTTAAAACCATATACACATCATCAATAAAATCTTGTGACATGAATGAAGATGAATATGTAAAACCTGTATATTGAAATACTGCATCCCATACAGTTTTCATTTTAATTGCAGGTTTAAAATCCTGTACTGTCATTGCTCCTGCTTCATCATCTATACCCGTTGTATCAGCACCTGCCGTATAACCCCAAGCACTTCCGTAATCTATCATAGGATAAACGATTGTACCACTAAACAATAGATTACTCCAACTGCCTGTTACGTTCGCCAGAGAGGAAGTATGGTTGTACTGTGAGAGTGTTGTTAAATCTGTTAGATATGCTCTGTTAATATCTCTACTGAATGATGATATAGAACCATACATAGAAACCTCATATGAATCAATATAATTATTTTCGTATAATGAAACTTTGTTTAATTGGATATATCCATTTACTGCATATATACCATCGAAATCTAAATAAGCAGGAACTTTAACATTAGTTGCAAAGTTATCAGGTGATTCAACCGATATATCATATACATGCTCAAAGAATGCATTATTCTTTTTTGTGCCAGGTAGCATTATAGTTCTACTGAATTCAGCAGGTATTGTTCCTATATCAAATAGATTAGTTACATTATTACTAATCTTTAAATCCTCATCATTAAATGTATCAAGGATAATACCATTAGCTACTAATTTGGCTCTATAAGATTGTGTTGAAATTTGCCCCATATTAGATTATAAACTTATAGCTTTGTCCTAATTCAAATTCAATTGTGTATTGAATTTGCTTATCATTAACATATGTTTTAAATTGTAATGCGTTTGTTTTAATAGTTAATGGTTTTACATCTGTACCACTAGTCTTTTCATTATACAACCAATAGATTTCATCTGAAACTAATAGTTGTTTGAATACATCATTATACTCTTCATCTAACCAATCAGTATTGACCTGTATTGTTTGTGAAGTATCAGTAATATAATTTAAAATAGAAGATTCATTTGCACCAACTGATAGTGTTCTTGAATTCCAAGTACCAACCGTTGGTTGATATGTTTGTGTTTTAGTATTAAATGTTTCTCTATTTACTCCATTAAAATTATAATAGTCGAATTGTCCGTATTTGTTTTTCCACATAACTCTTACATTCGGATATATCTTTCTACAATCTATACTATAATTTATTTTTGGACTTAACGATACTGAGCCTGAGTATGCTTGTATTGAGTATGTATGACCTGTTGTTAATGTTGATAATGGAAAACCTGTTTGACCTGGTGAGAATGGTACTCTTTCTATTTGTGTAGATGTTGTGTTAGTAGATGTAACTAAGTTATAAACTCCATTACTTCCATTACTACCACTATAAACTACTGAAGTTGCAATATTAGTTTGAGCTATATTACCTTTATATACACCCAACTCACCTGGACTTTCTAAGTAAACACTTTGTGAAGAAGGACCTGATGTTAAGAATGGGAAATATGGTTCTACTGGTAAAAGATTAAAATTAATTAAAGATGGTGATAAAGCATAACCATCTAATGCAATTGTAGGTTTTGATTGAAGATGTGATGATGTTACATATGTACTACTTGCAGTAATAAAATATTTGTAGTATGCATCACCTTTAATCCATGTTGTATTTGATGGATTTTCAAAAGCAGTTGATGTAAGTGTTGAGTTTACTATACGAGATACATCAAAGATACCAACTAATGCTTGATTAGGATATTTAGATAATGTATATGATGGTGTAGAACCTGAATTTGATATAGAACCTGTCCAATAATATAAGTCTAATTTATATTGGAATTGTGGTTGTCCTACATCTGTTGATGAACTAACATTATATACAACCGGTGATTGTGATAATGAAGCACTTGCTGGTGATTGAATAATAAAAACTGCCATCTAATCTTTTATTATTTAACCACCTCAATTGGGTTTGTTATGAACGGAGCATTGCTAATATTTCATCACCCAATGCTTTTTCCATTTCAGCAGTTAAAGTATCTTCTACTCCTTTAGTTATTGCATCTGTAAACCATGGTCTAGCAGGTTTAATAAATCTTGTTCCTGAATCTAAGTAAGAACCATAATAAACAGAACTTACAAATATAGTATCCTTTAATTGAACTACCTTTATAGAATTAAGTAAAGTTCTTGTTCGTGGGTATGGGTATTTATATACCTTAACTTTTTGATTACCAACCATTCTTGTCCGAATGACTTTGTTGTTTCTACCGTTAAGGTTATTTATGACATTTTGTCTGACTACAGGAACTATCTTAGCAATAGCTTCTCTTCTTGTCATCTTATCCTAATAAATTAAATGTACATTGATTCCAACATTCGTTAGGAACTATAACATCAAATGAAGTTACCCATCCTGCTAATCCATTATCAAACTCATCTACAAATGGAACACACTTTATTTCTCCAATTTCAAATTGACCAAAGTTATATGAGAATGCTAATACATCATTAATGATACCAATAGTGTTTGAGTATATATCATCTAAATCATCTATACCTTCGTATGGTATAATTTGTTTATTTTTATTATCAATCGAATCTACATTAATCAACTTTACTTTATCTGCAAGAGTTAATGTAATACGATATGTCATCGTTTTAGGAGTCATTGTAGCATCCTCAACATAAATGTTAGCAAGAGGATACATAGGGAATTCTTTAACATCTGTAGAGAATATATCTCCATGTGTTACAAAACCAATAGAAGGATGATTCTTTAAAATCGTCTTCCAATAGTCTAACATTACATAATATACACAAAAATTAGATGTTGCCGTTATATCTACTCCCATAATAGTTTATTAAAAATGTATTCCACCAAAGTATTGTGATGATTTATCAGGATAAACTTCTGTTTGGTCACCTGTTACCTGTAGGTATTCTGGTATTCCACCAGCATCAGATGTTGCTTGCAACCAATCTTGCATTCTAGTTGCATAATAATCTGCATTATTTAATGCTTTTGTATTTAAGTAATCTAATTCTACCTTTGTTGGAGCAGTTGATTGTTCTGATATATGCTTAACTGCACCTGTTGATTTAAAATCAATTGAAGAGAACGGTATATACTCTGTACAAGCATACCATACTAATGTAGGTTTAACATAATCTTCTAATAAAGTTTTATAATCACCTGTCACAGAGCCTGATGTAATATCACTTTGTAATTTATCATAAAGTATTGTACCTAATAAATTTAGGAGATACTTTTCTTGAGCAGTTCTTAGAAACGGAATTAGTTTATCCGCATCTATTGCTCCACCTAACGGAGTTGTCTTAATAATATCATTTCTGCTTATAAACAATGCAAATGCCATATCTTTATCTTTTGTTGTTTAACAATTATTATTCGTAATCTCTCTTAAAGAAAGCTGAATTTCTTCTA